TTAATCAGATTTGGTTCTTTTCCTCTTGTCCAAATTAGAAAAGAGGAACATGAATGTTTGGATAAGTACTTACTTAAACATTTTTCAGATAGTATATCATTTTCAAATGCCGTTACTAATCTAAGTATTATGAAAAATACTTTCTATATTACTCCGGAAAAAGTTATCGCCAGTATGGCGAATAATAAGATGAATGCTCCAAAAGCTAATAAAACTGCTGGAAGATTAGACGATTCTAAAATTGGAAAACATTCTGGAGATTATGAAAATTATGTAAAAGCTACCCAAAGAGCTTTTAAAATACTTAGAACATTTTATATTCAATTATCAGAAGCTCCTTTTTATAAAGGAATAGTATATTATCCAATATATATGGAAAAATATATGCGGGATAATTCTTCTGGTGGAAAAATTAGCTCTCAATATAAATTTAATTTTGTTTTATTGACTAATAATTTAATTAATGATAGAACTAAAGAATTGGTAATTGATGAAGCTGCTGTAATAAATGTACTTTATATATTTATTCACCTTTTTAAAAGCGATGTACTTTTTAATGACGTTTCTAGATCTAGGGATCCAATAGCTTTTTCAGATTTTAAAAGAAAACATTTGGTACAAGTTATGAGATTTTACAAACTTATTCAAAAGTTTGATTTAAATCCAGTTACTGTATTTTTAGCGATATATGATTTAGTATCTTTTGCCAAACAGGAATTCGATGAAAATAAAACTGCTAATTTTAATAACTTTGCTTCTAGATTAAGTTCTAGATCAGTTAGTAAATTTAATCCAGACGATACTAAATTTAGAGGACTTGTAAAAATTATAAGTAATCAGATAACTATAGAATTAAATAGACTTAAAGCAAGTAATGAATTCCAAAGTACTGAAATTATTTTAAAAATCGTTGAAACTATGTTGGAACATAATGAAATAAATGATTTTGTTGAAGATTTAAATCATAGAAATTATTCTAGGGATAGAAGAATGGAACTTGTAGCGGATTATAATCATTATCAACCAATTATTAAAATATTTGAAGAATTGGTTTCTTATAACGAATTGAGTTTAAAAGATATTATTCAGGATCATGATATTAACTTTAATAAAGATATTATATTAACTGGTGATACTACAGAAGCTAATCTTACTACTATTAGAGGAGCTATAGATAGACCATTATTCGATCAATCTTATAAAAGTTGGCAAGATGATTGTACTACTTTTATTTCAAAAACAATCAGAACAATTATAGAAAGACAATTAACCAGCGAAATTAATATATTTTATAATTATAATAAAGACCCAGATTATGCTCAAATTAAAAATGAGTTAAATACTATTTTAGATCAAATAGATACAGTTAGAGAACAAGTTCAAATAGCTCAGGCTAATTTAGATGCCTTAACTGGAGGTATACCAATAGATCCAAATACCATTGTAGATCCAGCAATTATTGCAGCTAGAAGACAATTAACAGATGCTCAAGATGCTTGGACAAGATTAAATCAAGAGTATGCCGATGCTGAAGCAAGACGGATAGTAATAGTTACAAAAATGGATACTTTGGCTCAAATCACCACTAACGAAATACTTGGCAAAATTGAAAATAAATTTGATACTTTAGTAACTTCATTTGGAAATATTTATGAAGATCTTAGTAATATATTCTTGAATCCATTAATGATGAATTTATTCTTTACTAACGATGGTATAAGAAAATTATTTAATCTTGGTGAAAGCGGATTCAATATGAATTGTATGGATTTACATACAACATTGACTAAATTTTCAGAAATTAAATTAAAGATTAAAACTTCAACTGCTGTTGAAAAACAATCTTTAGAAGTTCTCGATAGTTTAATTCAACAACTTACTGTAGATATAAGATATCTTATGGATATGTATTTAAATTTAATTGATTCTGCTATTAGTACCGATGGTGTTCAAACTTCATTAAATTCTGGTGAAGATAAACTAAAAGCTTTATTAAGTAAAGCTGATTATAGTCAATTAACGGTTAAGTTTTTAGAAGATTGCTATAAAAAACTTTGTAATTATATTTGGAAACCAATGTTATTAAAACTCTCTAGAGTTCAAATACGCGAACAGAATGAATTACAGTACTCTCATGAGTTAAATGATTTACATCCAGTTCTTGGAAAAATGGCTAGAAATATAAATAACTTTAAATCTTTTATATTTGGAATAACGACTTTAGAAACATTATATGATTTAATAGTTCTTACAAAAGAAAAATTATTTTACAATGGTTTATTAAGAAAACCAGTTGTTCGTTTAAATACTCCGGAAGCAAAAATTAAATATATTTTAGATACTGTTTTAGGTTTAAGTCAAAATACTGTTTGGGTAATTGGTGGTGGAAAAGTTCGTCTTAGTATGCCAGATTATTTAGCAATTACTGGAATTCCTTTTACCAGTGATATTAAACAAAGTCAATTGAGAAGCATTTGTAAATTGGATCCTAAAAAATGGTGGTCTGAGATTAATATTAGTAATGATTATGATTTTAATAATAAAGTTCAAGATCTCACTAAAGAAAAAGAAGCTGTTGTTAAAGCCGCTAAAGATGTTAAAGATAGAGATACTTTAGCTAATCGTGAAAAATTAAAACATGCTAGGGATGTATTAAATAAAAGACAGAAAGAATTGGAAAATAAGTTGGATGTAGGTCTAGGAAATATTGGATTAAATATTACTAAAGATGCTAAAACTAGTTTTTATAGTGCTGGTGGTCTTGGAGATCAAGTCGAACATAAAATAAAAGAAGAACTTAATTACGAGCAGTACTTAGAAAAAGTCGAAGAACTTCGTAATAAAGGAATGGAAGAGGAAGAAATTTCAAAAGAAATTGAATCCAAATTCAGTGTTATAGATTCACCAATTAATGTTCCACCACCAAGAACAGAACTAAATCAAAATAATAATATTATTAATCAATCGCAGCCAGTCCAAACCGGTTATGATATAAATGCAATGCGTCAACAAATACAAAATGATCCAAGATCATATATAGATAATTATTCAAGAAGAGATAGATAAAATTAAGGAAAACTTATGAGAACTAAAAAATTAAATTTAGATATGGATTCATATTTGAATTCAAATGAATTATTAAATTTCGGTAAGAGTATAGAGGAGTCTTCTAGACTCGCTCTTAAAAAAATTAAAGCTGGTAAAAACGAAAGTACTGTTTTAGAAGAATCTATTCAGGTTCAGAAATTTGAGGAAGCTAAAACTGCTAAATTTGATCCAGATTTTATTTTTAATACTGCTAATAAAGCTAAGAAACTTCAAAAAATTGAAGAAGCTAAAACATTTATTAGTACAGATAAATACAACGAAGAAAAACTTAAAGAAAAATTTAAAATTGATCTTCCTTATTTAAAATCTCTTGAAGAAGGATTTAAATTTGAGGAAACTAAGGAAACTTACAATAGAATTTTAGAAGAGGCTTTAGTTATTACAGCTGATCTTTATAAAGAAACTAACACTACTCCTAGATTAACTTCTTTAGCATTAGATAGTACTTTAACTGAATCAGAAGCATTTGCTATTTATGAAAATAAATTTAAAAATTCTTTAGAAGAAAATTTTAGACTTAAATTACTTAATGGTACTCTTCTTGAAGAAAATATGGAACCAGTTAAAAAAATTATTAAAATTTCTGTAGACAAGGGTCTTGGGGAAGATGTTGGTGAAATCGATCCAGCTAAAATGGGAACCGTATTAGGTTTTAACAATGTTCTTGGAGATCATTTAAAAGATGTTATGCTTCCAGAAGGTGCTAGACAAAAAATTGAATCATTCCTAGATACTCAAGCTCCGGATTATAAAAATATTCCTGGAAATGCTGACGAATTACTTCATAAACTACATGAAAAAATTGACGCATTAACTACATTACTTTCTGGAATCGAATTTGATAAAAATGTAGAAATGGATGAAGACATAGATGCTGGAAAATATTCAGCAGTTGCTAAAGTATGTAGTATGTCTGGAGATGAAAATGTTCCAGGATGCGCTAAAAGCGAAGCAGCGGAAGCCGAAGAAGATTTAGATAATGATGGAACTCCAGACGAAGATGAAAATCATGGAGAATTACCAGAAGATTTTAAAGGTGATCATAGTGATGCTTTAAAAGATGATGAATCCGAAGCAGCGGAAGCCGAAGAAGAAACACCTGAGCAAAGCGTTGAGGATGATATTGAGGATGCCGCGGCCGTAATTCCTTCGGATGAAGAAGCTAAGGAAGAAATAGAAGCAGATGGTGAAGCTAACGTTGACGATCAAGTTATGGATTCATTAGAATTACATGATGGCGAAGACGCAGCTAAAGAAGATATTGAACAAGCTGATAAAGAAGTCGGAGAAATAGGCGAAGGTGATGAAGAAGTAGAAAATCCAGATGAAGCAGAAGACGCTGAAGAAAATGGAAAAGAACTTATCGAAACTAAGGCCAAATAATTATAGATATTTTATAATTAAAGGAACTTATTATGGCTAAAAAACTAACAACTTTCGAGGTTCTGGAACGATTTAAAAAAGTTCACGGAGATAAATATGATTATTCAAAAGTTATTTATAAAGGCACTTCAACTAAAGTAGAAATAGTTTGCCCAAAACACGGAAGTTTTTGGCAATATCCTTACCAGCACTTTAATGGTGCTGGTTGTTATAATTGTATTATTATAGATCAAGAAAAAGTTTTAAAAAGATTTAAAAAAGTTCATGGGAATAAATATGATTATAGTAAAGTTAAATACTTAAATAATACAACTAAAGTAGAAATAATTTGTCCAGAGCATGGTTCCTTTTGGCAACGTCCTTACGCACATTGGAATGGTTCTGGTTGTAAAAATTGTAACAATGAAAAATTAAAGAAAAAAAATTATATTGCAAATTTTCAAAAAGTTCATTGTAATAAATATAATTATTCTAAAGTTAATTATATTAATTCCAATACTCCGATAGAATTGATATGTCCAAAACACGGAAGTTTTTTTATAATTCCATATAACCATATATCTGGTTCGGGTTGTCCACAATGTGCTCAAGAAAATTCTGAATCAAAAGGCGAAAAAAAAGTCCGAGAATTTCTCGAAGAGAATAATATATCTTATAAACAAGAAGTTAACCTCTTTAATAATTACCGATTTGATTTTTATCTAGAAGATTTAAATACGGTTATCGAATATGATGGTAAACAACATTTCGAGCCGGTTGAATATTTTGGTGGTTTAGAAGGATTAAAAAAGACCCAAGAACGAGATAAAATTAAAACGACTTATTGTCTAGAGAATAATATAAGGATAATTCGAATAGGATATTTCGAAAATATCGAAGAAGTTTTAAATGTATTAATTCATTAGAGAAGAAATTCTCTAATGATTTCCTGTGGATTTTAGCATGTTATATCTATACAATTTCTATATAGATGAATA